GCAACAAATGTTTGGAATGATACTGCTCCTACAAGTACTGTTGTTAATATTGGAACTTCATCTGCTACTAATACATCAGGTAGTGAATATATAATGTATGCTTTCCATTCAGTATCTGGATATAGCAAGATTTCAAGCTATCAAGGAAATGGAAATGCAACAGGACCAACCGTAACATTAGGCTTTAGACCTGATTGGATTATGATTAAAGAAGCAGATAATACAAACCCTTGGTTTATATTTGATAGTGTTCGTGGTGATAGTAATCCTATTAGTAAAGCATTAATAGCTAACTCCAATTCTGCTGAAGACAATGATACAACTAATTACAAAATTGATTTTAATGATAATGATTTTCAATTAAAAAGCTCATATCACGGTTTAAACAGAAGTGGAAGTACTTATGTATATATGGCATTTAAAATAAATTAAAATGAATGGATTTGAACCAAGTTTTTTAGGTATTATTACTTTAGTTTTAACAATAAATGAAATAAACTCTTGGCTTCAAGGACTTCTAATAATAGCAACTTTGGTTTATACAATAATTAAGATCATTCAATTATTACAAAAACAAAACAAAAAATAATATGGCAAGATTATTCGAATATTTAGCACAGAAGATAAGAAATTTCAATGGTTGGTTTGCAACTGGTTGGAATAATATCATTAGAAAATTATTAATCAAAAATTAATTATATTTGTAGTATAAAAATTATAAGTTATGGCTTCAACAATTTTCAATGGTACTAACCTTTTAATCAAAATCGCTGATGATGCAGGTTCGCCAGCTACAATAGGACACACTACAAGTTGTTCGATTTCCTTTACTAACGATATGGCTGCTGCTACTACAAAAGATTCAGCAGGGTTTTCGGAATCAATCGCAGGATTAAGATCAGCAGAAGTTTCTTTTGATGGTTTAGTTGATTATACTGATGCTAATGGTGGTAAAGAAATAGCACACAAACTACTTACAAGACAAAAATGTGATTTCTCATTTGGAACTGCAGCTACAGGTGATACGATTTATACAGGAGAAGGATTTATTTCTTCTTGTGAAATAAGTGGTGCAATGGAAGAAGCAGTTACTTATTCAGGAACAATCACAGTTACTGGTGCAATAGTAGAATCTACAAACTAACACTTGATTTTTAATGTGTAATTGTTATATTTGTTATTGTAAACTATTTTAAATGACAAAACAAAGAGGTTATTACACTCTTAAAATCGGAGGAAAAAATCGTACACTTCACTTTAGTATGAACTTTTGGGCAACCTTTACGGATATGCTTGGTGTTTCTCTTGATGAAATTGGAGGTATTTTTGAAAAAGGTGTTTCACTTAAAGCTATCATTACGATAGTATATGCAGGTATTTTAACTTACGATCAAGAAAACAAAAAAGAAATTGACTATGATAATTTTGATGTTGGTAATTGGCTTGAAGATATAACTTCAGAGGATATTGAAAAGATTATCAAAGCAATGACAGAATCTCGAATCTTGGGTAATGATTTAAATGCAGGTTTGAATAGGAATCCACAAACTGATTCAAAAAAAAAATAACCGATAAAACTTCTTGGGAGGATATAACCGATTTCTACATTGGTTATTGTGGTATAAATCCAAATGATTTTTGGACAAATACATTTAAGGAAAACAAACTAATGTCGGAATCCTATGTAATCCAAATAAATGCACTTTGGGAACAACATCGATTTGTAGCGACAATGATTCACAATGTGAATGTCGGCAAGAAATCTGATATGATAAAACCCCACCAACTCTTTGAATTACCACAAGACAACATAAAGAGAAATACGGCTAAAACATCAAGAGAAGATTTTGAGAAGTATCAAGAACTCATTAATAGTAAGTTGAATAAAAAATAGTTATTTTTGTACTATGGCAGACCAAAATCACAAATTACGATTCGACTTTATTGCTAATACAAGAAATTTTGATATTGCTTTAAAAAAATCATCAACAAGATTAGATAACTTTGCAAAAACTGCAGGAAAAGTAGGTAAACAAATAACAATGCAATTTACTGCACCTTTAGTTGCAGCAGGAGGTATAGCAGTAAGACAAGCTGCAAAATTTGAAAGATTACAAACTACTTTAAATACTTTAACAGGATCAGTAGAAGCAGGTGCAGAAGCATTTGAAAGATTGGTTAAATTTAGTGCAGAAACACCATTTCAATTAGATGAATTAGTTAAAGTGAATAATATGTTAATGGGATTTGGTTTATCAACTAACGATGCTTTTAATAGTTTATCAATGCTTGGTGATATTGCAGGAATTGTTGGTGGTGATTTACAAAGTATAGGAATTGCATTTGGTCAAGCAGCAGCAGAGGGCAGGGTAATGACAAGGGATTTAAGACAATTCATAAACAACGGAGTTCCTATATTAGACATTTTAGCCAATTCTATGGGGGTTGCAAGGGGTGAGATAATGGATATGGCGTCAGAGGGTAAAATAACCTTTGACATATTAAATAATGCTTTTATAAATGCAACAAGTGAGGGAGGTAAGTTTGAGGGTGGAATGAAAACATTAAGTAAAACAATTAATGGTTTGTTTTCTACATTAAAAGACAATGTTAATATAGCACTTGCTGAACTTGGTCAAGAAATAGTTGAAATTTTAGATTTAAAAAATGGGATTCCAAAACTTACAAGTGAAATAAGAAAATCAACACAAGCATTTAAAGATTTAAGCCCTGAAGTTAAAGGTGCTACATTTAATTTAATAGAGTTAATAGCTAAAGGTGGTCTAATTGCTATTGGTATTGGTTTAATGAGAAGATTTTCATTAGCAATTAAAGGGGTAGGTGCAACTCTTGCTGCAATATTTGGAAGTGGTGGTGCTTTGGTTGTTGGAATTATTGGGGGTATAGCATTAGCTATGGATTCATTTGGTGTATCAATTAAAGATGTATTGACACAAATTGGTAAAGCACAAACTGCACCTGCTGAGATATTTAAATTAAAAACTGTAGAAGCAAGAAAGCAATTAACAGATTTGCAAGATGAAATTACAAGAACAGTAAATAAATTAACTATACCACCACAAGCATTTACAGATCCTCTTGGTTTTTTAGGTATGAAACCAAAATCTTTGCCAATTATCCCAAGTAAGCCAAGTGGAGATAACGGAGGTGGTGGAGGTGCAACAGGAAGTAAGATAGATTTTACTAAAATGCTTGATTTTGACAAGTTTTTTACAAGAGATTTACCTGATAAATTAAAAATTGGTTTTGTTGATACAGTTAAGGGGTTTAAAACAGAATTAGATTTTACTACTGTATTTGGAGATATAGGTTTTTCAATGAGAGATTTGACAACAACTGCCATTATACCTTTAGGTAAAGAATTAAAGAAAAACAATCAAATGATAATGGCTTTTGCAACTACTATTGGATCAACTTTAGTAGATTCTTTTGCTAATTTAAGTGAGGGTGAAGATGCTTTCAAAAAAATAGGGCAACAACTTGAAGCATTAATAAAAAGATTATTAGTGGCAGCAGCATTGTCAGCTATAATAGGTGCAGTTTTTGGTTTAGATTTTAGAACAGTTTTTGCTGCATTAAGTGGTATGGGAAGTATGATGTCGCCAGTACCTAATGCAAAAGGAGGGATTTATTCAGGTCCAACAAATGCTTTAGTTGGAGAATATCCTGGTGCAAGATCAAACCCTGAGGTTATAGCACCATTAAATAAATTAAAAGGTATGTTAGGGAACAGTGGTGGTGCAATGCAAGGAGAGTTTGTTTTAAGAGGTCAAGATTTAGTAGTTGCTTTACAAAGAGCAGAACGAAACAGAAATAGATTTAAATAATGGCTTACGGAGTTAAATATGAACTTGATTTTTCAGACATCAAGGGAAATAAAAGAAGTGTCCAAATTCTAAAAAAGGATTATGTTGGAGATGTACTTGCTATCGTAGGTACTGATAACCCAGTTATAATTACATATACTAATGATGAGGATTTTTACAATCCGATAATCGGTTCTTCTTGTATATTAAATATTAAAACTACTGAAACAATTTCTTATGATGAGTTTATAAATTTTGATGAAAGAGAATACAAGGTTAGGGTTAATATTGGAGTTGAAGATGAAGCTGCTGATATTAATTCACCACTTTGGCAACTTGCAGATACAAATTGGCAAGAAACAGATTTTAATTGGGCAGCATCTACAATATTTCAAGTTTATTGGGAGGGGTTTTTAGTTTCTGACACATTTCAAGAAGCAATACAATCAAAACCATTTGATATAAGTTTAAGAGCAATAGATAACTTAGGAACTCTTGATTCTTATTTAGTACCTGATGGTAAAATTGAAACTAATACAGATGGTTCAATTAAAGTTGGTGCAACCGATCAAACTAATTTAGATTCTGCATTTTATTATTTACATAAAATATTGTCATTTACTGGCTTAGATTTTGACATTTTTATACAAAATAATATACGTTATACCACACTTGCAGGATCAGTTATTACAGGTGATAATAATTTATTTCAAAATATAAGTATTAATGAATTTGCATTTACTGATAATTTTGCAAAACTTTCATCAAAAAAAGTTTTAGAAAATATTTTAAGAATAACAAATTCAAGAGTTTATCAAGCAAATGCGAGTTGGTATGTTGTTTCAAATAGTAATTATTATGACAAAGCATTATCAGCAGGTCAAACTGGAGAAACTAATCAAAATCAAACGATATTAAATCCTTTAGTTACAACCAATGATGTTACAAATACAACATCAACAAGTGTAACTTTAAATGCCACGATAACAAATGACAGAGGGTTAGATGTAATTGAAAAAGGTTTTTATTTTGGAACAAACCCTATTATAGAATCAAATTCGAAAGTTTTTTCAACAGGCACAAATGCAAGTTATTCATCTAATCAAACAGGTTTAATTACTGGAGAAACATATTTTATTGCTGCTTATGTCAAAACAAATATTTTTACTGAGGGTGTTGGTGATAGAATTAATTATACACCAGGTGCAGTTGCACCTACAACACAACCACCATCTGCAAGTCCAAGTGTAACAAATGAATTAATTGCTAATAGTGATGTAAAAAATACATCTATGACTGTAAAAGGTAAAATTACAGATGTAGGAACAAGCAATGTTACTGAATATGGTTTTTACTTTGGAACTGATGGAAACGATTACACTAAAAATAGAAAAATACAAGTTGCAACAGGTCAAAATATATCAGGTGTTTTAAGTTTTAGTTTAAACACAACAAGTGTTACAAGTCCATCACTTACATTAACTGCAGGTGTTGCACACTATTTTAATGCTTATGCAATTAACACGACAGGTGAAAGTGTACCAACGGCAGGACAAAGAGAACAATATACTTGGAATTCTTGGAGATTAAGAAAATTAGTAGATAGTACATCTGTTTCAGTTCCTTATGATGCTTCTAAAGCAGTAGGAGATGAGGTTATAATTTCATCAACAGGTAATGATTGTTATATTATATCAATAGGACAATCATTGGTAAGTTTAACAGGTCTTGCAACAATTAGTGGTGCTTGTGCTGATACTCCTGAACCTGAACCATCTACAACAGTAGCAGTAACTTGTAAAGCAATCACATTATATAGATCAGATACTGCTGATAACTTATGTTGTAAAACTCCAACATCAAGAACATTTTATATAAATGGTGAATCGTTTACTGATAACACTAACACAACAAAAGTATTTATTGATGATACTTGTACAACACTTACATCAGCTCAATTCTTATCAGAGGATTTAATTAATTATAGACAATTTAATGGAACTAACCTTTTAAATACAGCAAGTTGTTCACCTTGTGATGATGATATTGTAACACCTAATGGATTTTTAGTTGAGAAAGACAATTCACAAGATAGATTAACAGTTCAATATAATGCAAACTTTAGTGTTGGTCAAAGGGTTGTTTTAAGTGTCCAAACAAATGATTGTTTTACAATACTTGAAGAAGTAAGTACAACCGAAACTTTAACTATTACAATTAATGTTTCTTGTGATACAGTTAAACCAACACCAAGTGAAACTTGTCCAACAATGACATCTTTTGCAAGATATTTAAAGTGTGGTGATGACAGAATAGAGGTTATTGGAAACAATAAAAATGAATTTCCACAATTTGTAAAACAAATTTCAAATAACGATTGTTGGACATTTATTGACAGAACACCAAATATTCAAAGTGATAATGAATTTAATTTAGGTTGTTTCCCTACAAGTAAATTTGCGACAGGTTTTACAACTTGTGATGATTGTTTAGGTATATCTACAACGACACAAGTGCCAACGACAACCACTACAACACAACCATCTATATTTTATAGAATTTATCAAAGTTTACAATCTAATTGTAGTGCAGATGATACAATAATAGAGGTATCAAATCAAACAAATAGTTTTCCAACAGTTATTACAGATGGAACATTATGTTACAAATCACTACAAGATGGAGGTGCAGGTACAAATGGTGATGTAGATTTATTTTTAGGTTTTAATACGGGAGTTTTAGCTGATGACTGTGCTGCTTGTAATGCATATATTAGCACAACAACAACACAAGCACCAACAACAACACAAGCACCTTGTACTGCAATTCAAGCAGCAGTTACAACATCTGCACTTAATGCTTGTTGTGGTTCTAAATCAATAACAATATATATTAATTCAAACTCTATAGCAACTGCAAGTGCCGTGTTTACAAATTCTGATTGTACTGTATTTCTTGGTGCAGGTAATTACATAAATGCAAGTGGTAATTTATTCTTTTGGAATGGAAACACATTAACAACTGCAACTTGTCCTGGTTGTCCATAAAATATGAGATACATTTGTTGCCAACCATCAACCATTTATTATTCTTGGCAAGTTGATGTTATGATACATAGCTTTTTAAATAATGGTATAAAAGCTGAACAAATAGATATTATTTTTTCTGATAAACCAAATGGCGATTTACCTTGCTTTTATTTAACTCAAAAATATCCAAATGTAAATTTTTACTTTTACCCCGATACAAGAGAAAACATTAAATACATTTCAAGTGTTCGACCACACATATTAAAAAAACACTTTTACAGATATGCTGATTTATATAAAGGAACTTTTATGTATCACGATTGCGATATAGCTTTAACAAAACCATTGCAAATAGATCATTACTTGTGTGGTTGCAATCCAACTTGTTATTTAAGCGATACAATAAGCTATATAGGACACGATTATATTTTGTCTAAAGGTGAAGATGTTTTAAATTTAATGTGTAATGTGGCAAGCATTGATAAAGAGATTGTTAAACAAAATCAAGATAAATCAGGTGGTTGTCATTATATATTAAAAAACATTGACTTTGAGTTTTGGGAAGAAGTTGAAAAGGATTGCGAAAACTTATTTGAAAAAGTTGTTGCACTAAATACACAAAAAATTGCAAAAGATGACAGACACCACCCATTACAAATTTGGTGTGCTGATATGTGGGCAGTTCTTTGGAATCTTTGGAAAAGAGATATTAATACTGAAGTTATTAAAGAATTAGATTTTACTTGGGCAACAGACAATGTGAATTCGTGGGGTACTAATTCAATCTTTCATAATGCAGGAATAAACAACGATAAAAACAAGGAGTTTTATAAAGCAAAATATTTAAACAAAAAACCACCAAAGGATTTAGAAATAAATCCAAGTTTAGCATCTTTTAAGTATTACGAACTTGTTAAACAAATATTGTAAATTTGTGTTATGGGTATATTTAGAGATGAGCAAACAAGATTACTTCAACAAAATGGCACTGAAAATATAGAGTTTTTTGTTTACGATAAAGATGGCAATGCAAAAACAACATTAAAACAAAGCAAAGATGTTTTAAAGCAAATCCCAAGCAATTTAGCACCTATAAATTCAGATTTAATAGTTGAGTATATAAGACCACTTAGAGATGCAATAAAGACCACTAAAATTAAAGCGATGTCTTTAATTAATAAAAATCCAAATTTTAGATACAATAGTTTTAATTGGAACATAACTGCTTCAAAAGCAGTCATTGCAATACCAAGTGGTGTTTATTCAAGAGTAAACCCAATATCAGGTATTTACTGTTTATTTCAAAGTGCTTTAGTTGTAGTTCCATTTGGAAGTAGTACTCAAGAAAAAACTACACATATGTTAAAAAACATATTAAGCGATACGAGAATTAACAGTGGTAAAGATTTAGAAATTAGTTGGAATTATAGAGTTGAAACATTACCTGGAATCGGTGCAGTTGGAGTTAATCAATATATGAGTTTAGGTCTTGATTCAACAAATGATGGAACGATTAACAAAATGTATGATTTTGAAGAAAACAAATTTAGAGCAGCTTGTGGCTCTTGTGGTGAGGGTGGTGGTGCTATTGCATTTACAGATGACAGATTCTTTAGAAAAATAGATTATACTCAATTTAATTCGTGGAATAAATACTCAACAATAATACAAACTAATTTACTGGCATCTGAAACAAATCCACATATTGAATTTAAACTTTTCGCTATGTCTGCATCTGGAAATTTTGGTGCAGCAGCTTTTTTTGATGGTGTTTCAATTAGTGAAAAATCAAGCACTAAAACAAGATTACACACAAGGAGGAGGGGCAATCAATTTAAGATTATTGATGGATCAATAACTGAAGCTGATGATAATGTTACTGGTGAATACAAACAACCATCTACAATATTATCAAATGAACTCGATTTAGGAGATACAAATTCAATTCAAGGTACATTTACAAGAAAAGATAGACCTTTAGATGTTTTTAACACCAATACATTAGATAAGTGTGTATTACAAGAAATAATAAATGATTATCGTTTGCCAATAAAACAATATGAGGGTTCTTTTTATAAAGATGATGCTGATGTTGTTCCTATATATTTTTATCACAAATTGTGGGTTAATTTTGGAACTACTGTTTTACAAGAACCAGTTAGTGCTATGATTGATAGTTTAGAGTATGATGTGAAGCAAAATCAATATAGAATTGTTATGCACTTACCTAATCAAGATGATGATATAGCAAGTTTTGATTTATATAAATTTGAATAAATATTTTTTTATATTGAAAATATTTTTAACTTTACCACAATGTTACTAAAGAATATTTTAGAGGGTTGGGCAAATTGGACACTAAGCCAATTTAAATTACTTGATCCTAATATTGTTCAAATGTCAAAGATAAGATTACTTATTTGCGATGTTTGTGATATTAGAAGTGGTCATATATGTAACCCATCAAAACAAGGGATAAATGTTAAAACTAAAGAAATAAAAAATGGTTGTGGTTGTGCAATACCACCCAAGACACTTTCCCCATCTTCTAAATGTCCTTTAGATAAATGGTAATTTATGGATAAAATACAAGTATTTATTAGTGAGTTCGAAATCGAATTCATTGATGATTTAAGGCGATTAGGTCTTAAAAAGAAAGATGTGGCAGAAAAGTTAGAAATGACTATGCCCACACTTAATTCAAAGATTCAAAACCCCGACACTTTAACTGTCAAGGATTTGAGTAATTTGAAAGAATTAGAATTTAATTTAGAAACTATTAATATATAATAATGAATAAAGAGAAAGCTACGACAACTCCTAAAAAGACAGTTGTTAAAAAGATGGATTTTCCAAATTGGAGTATCAATCTTAAAATATTTAGAATTCAAAATGAGATTGAAGCTATTATAAAAGATGCTAATAATCCTTTTTTTAAATCTAATTATGCAGACATCAATGCGATGTTAGAACAATTACAACCTTTATTAAATAAATATAAAGTGTGTATTGAACAACCAATGAAAGATGGTAAAGTTTTTACTATTTTGACTTGTGTTGAAACAGGACAATCTAAATCATCAAGTTTAGAATTACAACCTGTATCTGATCCTCAAAAACTTGGAAGCACAATCACTTATTTTAGAAGATTTACTTTACAAGGATTGATAGGAATTAGAACTAAAGATGATGATGCAAACCAAGCATCGGGAAAAACAATAAATCAAAGCAGATCAATAACTTCTGTAAATCAAAATAAAAAAGTTTATCATAACAAAATATAATATGGCACGAACAATTACTGCAAGTATTAATTTATCTAAAATTGATAAATCAAAACTTATAAAAGGTCAAAAAGGAACTTATTTAAATTTAGTTCTTTTTGTAAATGATGAACCTGACCAGTTCAATAACAATGTTGCAATAGCACAATCTCAAACAAAAGAAGAAAGAGATGGTGGTGCAAAAACAAATTATCTTGGCAATGGCAAGACAAATGATATGCAGCAAAAAGAAGTTAAATCAGAATCTATACCTGTTATTGCAGAGCAAGATGATGACTTACCATTCTAACTTTAAGGGGGTTAATCACCCCCTTTTTTAATACAATATTATGAATGAACACATATTATATCACAATATTTTAGCTAACTACGATGAAAAGCTGAAATTAGAAGAAGAAAAAAATAAACAATTAGAAAAAGAAATAAAAGAACTTAAAAATGAAAATAGAAAACTTAGAAGTAAAAAATGATAGTATTGAGGAGTACCACTCAAAAGATTCAATATCTGCAAGTAGTTTAAAATACATAGCAGAGAAATCAGTTTGGCACTATGTCAATCGCAAACCCATTAAGACAACTAAATTTATGACAAGGGGTAATGCCGTACACACAATTTGTTATGAGGGCATTGAAGCATTTAAAAAAGAATATTATGTTCTTCCAAAACTTGATCTAAGAAAAAAAGATGACAAAGAATTAAAAGCAATGCTAATCGAAAAGAACAAAGGCAAGGTGGCTTTAGATGAAGATGAGGATAATATCATACGAGGAATCCACAAAAACTTTATTAGCAATGACAAGGTTAAAAAATGGTCAAAGGGTAAAATTGAGGTTTCTCATTATGGAACTTATCAAGGCATACCAGTTCGAGTAAGACCTGATTGTATGGGTGATGATTGGATTAGCGATATAAAAACTTGTCAAGATAGTTCACCTGAAAAATTTATCTTCGATATAAAGTCAAGGAATTACCACCTACAATCATATTTTTACTGCTTTATGTTGGGCATTGATCCATCAAGGTTTCGATTTATAGCTTGTGAAACAAATCACCCATACGGAGTCGAGGTTTATAAATTAGATGATGTATTTCTTGAAAATGCTGAATTAGATTTTGAAAGAGCATTTACATTTTGGAAACTATATAAAGAAAAAGGTATTCAAACTGGGTATCAATCCCAAGATTTTGATGATGATGGTACTATAATTTTAAAAGGTTGGAAAAAAAGATGAAAGATTTAAACACAATAAAAGATATAGTCAATCAATATTTTCAAATTGACATTTCTAAAAAAACAAGGCAACAAGTTTATGTTGATGCAAGGGGTATTTATTACAGTTTATCAAGAGAATTAGTGCCAGGTGCAACTTATGAAAAATTAGGAAAAACTGTTAATTTAAATCACGCCACAGTAGTTAATGGACATAAACAATTTAACTTTTTGATTGAATATAATAAATCAACCCAAAATAATTACTTAACTTTAAAATCAATATGTTTAAAAAATATAGATAAGTTGGCAAATCCATTTGATAAATATTTAAGTAAAGAAGATAAATTACAACATAGTGTAATGGAGTATTTAGCTTTTCAATATCCTAATGTTTATGCAATTCACGTTGCAAATGAGGGGAAAAGAAGTCCATTTGAAAGATTTAAGTTTAAATATTTAGGTGGTAAAGCAGGAGTTCCTGATATACTAATATTTAGGGGTGGTGGAACTGGTAGGTATGGTTTGGCAATCGAATTAAAGATTGGGTATAACAAACCAACCGATAGTCAAAAAGAAACTTTAGATAGATTAAGAAAAGAGAACTGGGAGTGTCATTGGACAAATGACTACGATAAAACTATTGAAATTATAGACCTTTATTTATCAAAACCCAATGATTCAGAGTTATAAAATGGTTTATTGGTCGGAATCTAAGCAAAGGATTCGATATACTGTTATTCATAATTTTGAGGATTTTGAAAACTATACATATATCGGTTCGCTTACCAAAGTTGAGTTTGATCTATTAATTGAAGCATTGTTTTTAAAGTTTGAAGATGAAGAAATCTCAAACGAAGATGTGCAGCTTATGTACGATAGATTGAGAAAATTTTGTAATGAAATAAAAAACATTACCGAAAACCTGTAAAGATTAAATGAAAAAAAGTTATTACGCTATCATACCTGCATTTGTCAGATATGACCAAACACTAACCCCTAATGCCAAATTATTATATGGCGAAATTACTGCCCTATGTAATGAGAAAGGTTTTTGTTTTGCAAGAAATAAATATTTTGCTGACTTATATGGTGTGAAAACAAGATCAATTACCGATTGGATTGGACAATTAAAAACAAGAAAATATATTAAATTAAAAATGACTTATAAAGAAAATTCAAAGGAAATTGAAAGTCGTGAAATATACATCATAAATTTTCGTGAGGTAGTGAAAAAAAATGCACCCCCTATAGAAGATAATCACCAGGATAATATATATACTAATATAAATAATAATACATTAGAATATAAGAAGAAAGAATTTTCAGATATGGTTTTAAAATCATTTGAACCAATATGTGAGTTATTTCCAATTCAAACCCAACCCAAAACACAAGCCGATAAAAAGGCTTGGATTGATTGTATTGATAAACTTGAAAGGTTAGATGGATATTCACCAAGAAAAGTTTATTACATAGTCCAAAAAGTTAGATCAGATGATTTTTGGAAAAACAATTTTTTGACCATTTTAAAACTTAGAAAGAAAAATAAAGATGGTTTGAAATACATTAACCTATTCGAAGCCAAATTTGGTAAGAATCTAAAACAAATAAATATATGAGTAAAAAGAATAAACATCAAGAAAGAAAAGAAATTCCTGTTTTTTCAGGAGTTCTAAAATATTTTCCAAAAGCAATCAGATATGTTTCTAAAGTAAGTTATGTTGGAAATGAACAACACAATCCAGGAACACCACTTCATTGGGATAGGGAAAAATCTAAAGATGAATTAGATGCTTGTGTAAGGCATTTAATAGACCACACAGAAGAACCATTAGATGAAGATGGATTATTACATCTTGGTAAAGCTGCCTGGAGAACACTTGGTGCATTGGAGAAGTTTTTAGAGATGAACGATGAATAAATCTCTTGTCAAAGAACTTAAAGCAAAAGCTGAGGTCGTAGCCGATAACTTTTCTAAAAAGAATCGTGAGGGTAATTTTAACAATGAACTGTTTAAAGTTGTTGAGGTTATTCCAATGTCAGATCATACGGCTTCGGTAATATTTAAAAAGAACACTGGAAAGAAAGCAGTTTTCTTTTTCTACTATCTCAATAGAGGTATGTCAAAGGGTTGGCAATATTTTGTACCAACCGATGCCCATATTATTGGTATGCAATCATTTAATTTTTATAAATTAGAAGTTGAAAGGAATAATTATAAAGAAAACTTTAATGAAAGATAAAACACTAAAAAGAGAAAATAAATATTTAAAAAAAGAATTAAAAAAAACTAAAGGTTATAAAAAGCTATTAGATTACGAAACTGATTTAATGGGTTGTTTTAGAATTAAAGAAAAAGAGTTTTTTAAAATCCACTACATATTGGGGAATAATTATGATGACTTTACTAATAAATTTGTTAAAGACATTTATAGATTAATTACATCTAAAAAAGGTTTAAGTGAAAAGCAAATGATTGTTTTATTAGAAATAATTGAAAAAAGAGTTCCTAAATATATTTTAAATACACATAATGAAAGATAAATTTTTAGATTTTGGAATCGACATCGGTTTCAAGCAAGGGGAGTTCCACACTACTTGCCCAAAGTGCAGTAGCACAAGAAAAAAGAAAACAGAAAGGTGCTTATCCATAAATGAACCAAAAGGTTTATTCAACTGTCATCATTGCGGATATAGTGGTAATGTTAATCTTCAACAAAAAAAAGAATATGTAAAACCAATCGAGGTTAAATCTGAACTATCGGAGAAAACTTTAAAGTGGTTTGCTAAAAGAGGTATATCTGAAACCACAATCGTTAATTGGAACATTAGCGAATCCATAGAGTATTTTCCACAAGTCAAAAAAGAAAGAATAGCAATCAACTTTAATTACTATCGTGAAAAGCAACTAATAAACATCAAGTATCGTGATGGACAAAAGAACTTTAAACTTTTTAAAGATGCTGAACTTATCTTTTATGGTCTTGATAATATCAAGGAAATGGAAAAGATTTATATTGTTGAGGGCGAAATAGATGCTTTATCATTACACGAAGCAGGTCTTTATAGTGTTTGTTCAGTTCCTAATGGTGCATCTAAAGGATCACAACGATTAGAATATCTTGATAACTGTTGGGAATACTTTGTGGATAAAACAGAGATTATATTATGCACAGATAATGACCAAGCAGGATTATCACTTCGAGGTGAACTTGCAAGAAGATTTGGACAAGGTAGGTGTAAGTATGTTGAATTTGGCGATTATAAAGATGCTAACGATATATTAATCAACAAAGGTGCAAGTGAACTTCGAGAAGTTGTTAGTAAAGCAAAGAACTTTCCGATAGAGGGTGTTCTAAATATTAACGATATTTGGGAAAGTGTTTTAAACTTTAATGAGAATGGAATCAAGAATTATAATGTGCGATTGGGAAACTCTAATGAGTATTATAACATTAGCTTCGGAGAATGGACTGTATGCACAGGGATTCCAAATGCAGGAAAGTCAGATGTCATCGACCAAATATGTGTTAATCTTGCATTACAAGAAAACTTTAGAGTAGCAATGTTTTCACCTGAATCATTCCCTTATGAATCGCATATAAAAAGGTTAGCAAATAAGATAAATGAGAAAGAATGTACCACACAAGATTTAAACAATACAAAAACATTTATAGAGGAACACTTTTTCTTTGTTCGAATAGACATTGAAAACTTAACCCTAAAAGGCATTTTAGATGCTTTTAAGCAACTTGTATTCCAAAAAGGTGTAAATGTATGTGTGATTGATCCTTATAATATGTTAGACCATTCTGCTCAACGAGATTTTACTTATGTAGGAAAACTATTATCGGAAATAACCCAATTCTGCCAACAAACCAATACTCATTTGTTTTTAGTAGCACACCCAAGAAAGATGGAAAGTGTTGATGGAAAGTATAGAGTACCGAATCCTTATGATATTTCTCAATCATCTGACTTTTTTAACAAGGCATATAATTGTATAACTGTTTATCGTAATCTTGGACAAAAAACCATATATGATAGCGATAGTGTTCAAATATATGTGCAAAAGGTTAAAAGAAAAGAGAATGGTAAACAAGGCGATTTTATGGTAGCACCCGACTTTCACAATGGGGGTGTTTATAAAGAAATAGATAAAGACAAACAAAGGTTTGAAGTAATAAAAGATAATATACCTTTTTAAAAAAAAAATATGAAAGAATTAGATTTATTTGGAAATCCTATAATAAAAGATGTAATATTAAGGGATAAGTTTATTGAACCACCATTTAGTGTTTTAGATACGAAAAGTGGAAATTGGCAAAGAAGAAAAAACCAATGGAAAAAATTAGGTATTAAAAGTGAATTAGGCAGAGATGCTTCGGTTATTAATATGGACACCATAAGTAAACGCCAAAACACTACAAAATACACATCAATATTTGATCCAGCGTTATGTGAGGTTATTTATCATTGGTTTTGCCCAAAAAATGGAAGTATTTTAGACCCATTTGCAGGTGGTAGTGTTCGTGGTATTGTTGCAAATTATTTAAATTTTAACTATACTGGAATAGAATTAAGACAAGAACAAGTTGATTCTAATAGAGAGCAAGGTTTAGATATATTACCAATAACCAATCAACCTAATTGGTATGTTGGCGATAGCAATAAAATATTAAATAGATTCAATAAAAAATTTGATTTTGTATTTTCTTGTCCACCTTATGGTAATTTAGAAAAATATAGTGATTTAGAAGATGATATTTCTAATATGAATTATAATCAATTTTACAATATATATAAAAGCATAATAAGTAAAAGTTGCAATTTATTAAAAGATAATGGTTTTGCTTGTTTTGTTGTTGGTGAATATAGAGATAAAAAGGGTGATTATGTTGGTTTTGTGCCAGATACAATTAAAGCATTTCAAGAATGTGGAATGAAATATTATAATGAGGGAATATTGCTTAACACAATAGCAAGTGCATCTATGAGAGCAAATGGTAATATGAAATCTAAAAAATTAGTAAAAGTTCATCAAAATATTTTAATATTTAAAAAGAATTAAATTGTTTTAACTTTGTAATATGTTTGATGTAAGCATATCGGTTATGAGGGGTTTTGGAATAGGTTTTAACTACTCTAACGAAGATATTGAGGGATTGGAATATATAGCCGATGATCTACGACACACCATACAAATCATATTTTTCTTTGTAATAATCAACATAAATTACTATACTTCTAACGAAGAAGAATAAATTATTCTCATTGATTATCAATTAGTTAGCAATTATTTACATAAAATATTTTTTATATTGTAAAATATTCTTTATATTGCAGTATAATTAAAAACAACAATATGAAAAATTTAACTGAATTAGAAACAAAAGTTTTAAATTTTATTGCCGATGGTGATTGGTTTGAGGGTGTTCCTGCTGAATGTTTTGAAAATATAATGGAAGATTGCAAATTAAGTCATAGTCAATTAAAGGGTGTTTTAAGTAGTTTATATAAAAAAGATTTAATAAATGATTATGCACAATTTCCTAATGGTATGACTGCTTATCGTTTAAATAATAATTAACAAATCAAGGGGGTGAAAATCACCCCCACTTAACTAAAAATAAAAAAGATGAGTATTGAAAAATTATTAAGAGAAGTAAATAAAATTAAAAATAACGAACCTGTAGATGTTAATACATTTGAGGAACTAACATTCAAAACTGGAATGTTTGGAGAAAAAAGATCAAAATATACTTTTGACAATGGGCTAACATTATCTGTTGTAGGTGGTGATGGTTTCTACGGAGATGGTATAGTAGATTTTGAAATCGCTATATTAGATAGTTTTAATGAACTTATGTCATTGAATATATTTTCTGATGAGTTTGGTAATGTTTCAGGTTGGCAAACCAAAAATGATATTACCAAGTGGATTCAAAGAATTAAAAAATATAGTGTCGAATAAAACCACTTTCCGACATAAACTGTGAAAGATAATAGGAAGTTATGAAACCTGGTTTTTAACCCTGCTTGTTTAAGTGGGGTTTTTTTATGTATTTTTGTAAAGTGAAAACAAACAAAACCGAACATACTAAAAAAGCAATTATCGCAGCATTGGAAAAATCTCTTGGAGTTGTTACAACTGCTTGTAAGAAAGTTGGAGTTGGCAGAACTACATTTTATGACTATCTTAACAAAGATGAAAAATTTGCAAAGCAAGTAAAAGATATTGAGAACATTGCACTTGATTTTGCTGAATCACAACTACACAAACAAATAAGTGAGGGCAATACAACTGCAACAATCTTTCTTCTAAAGACAAAGGGAAAGAAAAGAGGTTATGTTGAAAGACAAGAGATAGTACACGACAATCAAATTAAATCAACCATTATAGAATGGACACCACCAAGAAAGTTGAACAAAGATGCAATAGACAATTCTACGACCTTATTAGATCAGAAAAAAGATTTAAAGTCCATCAAGGAGGAACAAGGTCAGGAAAAACAGTAGCCGTTTGTCAATACCTGGTTTATCTTATTACAACATCTAAGAAACCTTTGACAATATCTATCGTTCGTAAGACATTACCTGCATTAAGAGGAAGTGTGATGCGAGACATAATGATAGTGCTACAAGAAACTGGAATCTATTATTCAGGAGTTCATAATAAAGCTGATAATACTTTTAAGTACAATAACCACTTAATAGAATTCTTATCGGTAGATGAACCACAAAAAATAAGAGGGCGAAAAAGAAACATTGCATTTTTAAATGAGGGCAATGAATTAAACATAGAGGATTTTAGACAAATCAATATGAGAACTACCGATATGTTAATTGTTGATTTTAACCCATCAGATCCTATCCATTGGATTTATAACGACCTTATTCCAAGAGATGATTGCGATACTTGGGTAACAACCTACAAGGACAACAACTTCTTGTCAGATGAGTTAGTACACGAAATAGAAAGAATGAAACTTCGTGATCCTGATTACTGGAGAGTATATGGTGAGGGATTAAAAGCAATCTTTAGTGCAAGACAAATATTTAACAACTGGACTTTTATTGATTATGATGAATTTCCTGAATTTGATTTAGATGTAGAGGGAATAGTCGGAATTGACTATGGGTATAGTAATGATCCAACTGCTTGTGTTCTTGTCTTTAAAAAGCACGATAGGGTGTATCTGCACGAGATAATGTATCAAAAGGGTTTAACCAATAGCGATATTGTAGATATACTCAAAGCTAAAGGGTATGGCGAGGTAATTACTTATGCTGATTCTGCTGAACCAAAATCTATTGAGGAGATGAGAAGATTAGGGTTATATATAAAACCTGCAACAAAAGGTCAAGGAAGTATAAATGCAGGAATATCTAAATTAAAAGAATACGATATTATTGTAAGCAACGAATCAAAGAATATATTACGAGAATATCAAAGCTATTATTGGGAACAATTAAAAGATGGAACAATAATAAATAAGCCACAAGACAAGGAAAATCACTTAATGGATTCTATTCGTTATGCCGTTTATTCCTCCTTTGGTAAGAAAGAAAACTTTTTTGTAATTTAATTAGTATTTTTGTAAAATAAAAGTTATTCGATGGCATCAATATTATCAAGATTTCAGAAACTCGTATCAAAAAATTTTCAACAAACTAATGCAGAGTTTAATAAAGCGATATATAACTACATAGGGAATAGTATTATTTGGAATCCTGAAAACGATAGCACATACATCGAAAAAGGGTATCAATACAACACAACTATTTATTCTATTGTAAATCTTATTGCGAAAACGGCAGCAACAATTCCATTTCAGATATATGAGATTAAAAGTGAGAATGAGTTAAAGAGATACAAAGCAATGACAAGTGGTATCGCTAATGGTTCTGCATTACACAAAGCAGAGGTTTTAAGAAAACACGCTCTTGAAGAAGTAGCAGATACAGAACTACACGATTTACTATCAAGACCTAATCCTGCACAATCATACAATGCTTGGATTCAAGAGATAATAGCTTTTGGTAAACTAACTGGTAATCGTTATATCTATGGCTTAAAACCTGATACAGGTGCTAATAAAGGTAAATTCAAAGAATTATATGTATTACCAAGTCAAAAGGTAGAGATTAATAGTGGTGGAATATTTGATCCAATTAAATCATATTCATTAGAGTACAATGGGCAATATAAGATGGCAGCAGAGGATATTTGCCACATTAAAGATTTTAACCCTTATTATGATGGAACTGGTAGTCATTTGTACGGAATGTCGCCACTTAAAGCAGGTTTAAGATCATTAGATACGAATAACGAAGCAGTTACAACTGGTGCGAAGTATTTACAGAATCAAACTGCAAGAGGTGTGCTTATGAGTGATGAGGGGGATATTAATGAAGTTCAAGCACAACAATTAAAAGAGAAGTTTAGACAAAACTATCAAGGTTCTAATAGTGCAGGTGATATTGTAATAACACCAAAGAAATTATCTTGGATTAACTTTGGAATGTCTGCATCTGATTTATCTCTAATAGAGCAGTACAATGCAAGTATTAAGGATTTATGTAATATTTATTCTGTTCCTGCAGTTCTTTTAAACAATACCGAATCTTCTACATACAACAATGTAATCGAAGCTAAAAAGACATTGTATCAAAATGCAGTAATTCCTGAACTTAATAAAATCAAAGATGAATTAAATAGATGGTTAGTTCCTGCTTATGGCGACAAACTATACATTGACTTTGATTACACAAGTATTTCTGAAATGCAAGAAGAAATGGATAAAGTTGTTGGGCAGATGAGTCAAGCTTGGTGGCTAACTCCAAACGAGAAAAGACAAGCAATGAGTTATGGTGTTGAAGCTGACAATGATAAACTTAATGATTACTATATTCCAATGAATCTTATGCCATTACAAGATGAGGTGATTACAGATGATTTTAAAAGTGTTAAAGTAAATTACGATGAACTTCTTGATGTTAAGAGAGAGGTTCGCAGAGATGTCTATACAACCGAAACAGAAGCAAGTGAAAGAGCAGAAGCGATTGGTTGTTCAGGTGTTCATTCACACGATGATAATGGCAATGCTATTTATATGCCGTGTGCATCACACGAAGATTATATTGCGATTATTGGACAAGATGTTAAAGATGAATATATTGATAAACCAGTAAAACCTGGAAGTGCCGTAGAAACAGGTCTTAAAAACAAGGTAGAGGAACACAACGAGAAAGTTGGCGACAATAAATCAAAAAGAACTTCTTATAGAACTTTGCAAACTGTATTCAATAGAGGTGTAGGTGCATATAGAAACAATCCATCATCAGTAAGACCAAGTGTTACAAGTGAAGATCAATGGGCTTATGCAAGAGTAAATTCATTTTTATATGTTCTTCGTAATGGTAAATTTAGAAGTGGTAAACACGACACAGACCTTTTACCAAGTGGACACCCAATGTCGAGCAAGAAATCAATAACTAAAGCCGAAAGTTATAATGATTATCCACAAGGTGCTACTAACAATGCAAAGAGAATGTTAGAATGGAGAGAGAAATATGGTCGTGATGTTGTTAAGGGTGGTACGGAAGTTGGTTGGAAACGAGCAAATCAACTTGCAAATAGAGAACCAATATCACTTGATACTGTAAAACGAATAAATAGCTTTTTAGCAAGACACGAGGATAATGCTAAAATATCAGAGGATTACAGAAACCAACCTTATAAAGACAAAGGGTATGTGGCTTATAATCTTTGGGGTGGTAAAGCAATGATTTCTTGGGCAAAAAGGATTTCTCAAAATGCTGACTAAAAAATTCAAAAAAAACTATCATAAGGATTGGCTTAATCAATTAGACATTGAAGAAGCAAAACAAGACAAGAAATGGACAAAATATCTTGTTAGTGAAAACAATCAAATAATCGATGAGTTTTTAAAAGCCAATAAACAAATACCTGACTTGCAATTTAAATTTAAGGATAGCGATCTAATAAATCTTTATGTAGGATTGTATCAAGAGGTTGGGAATAAGTTTGCTAAGTGGTATGCTCAAAACTTTGAGAAATACATAACTAAAAACACTCATATCGAATATGAGGATATATGGAATGAAAAGTTTGCATATATAGGTAGTCAAGTAGCAGGTGCAAGAGTTGTGAGTGTTGGTGGTAATCGTAAAAAAGAATTAATAAAGACATTAAAAAGATATATGGCAGATCCTGAATTTCAATCAATGAATGAGGTGCAAGCAGGAAGAATATTAAGAAAGAAGTTTAAAGATATGTCGGTTGTAAATGCAAAAAGAATCGTTAGAACCGAAAGTGTTAATGCAGCAAATTATGCGACCAATCAAAGTGCTACTGATGTTTTTGGCAAAGAGAATCTTCAAAAAGAATGGATTGCAACTTTTGATAATAGAACAAGAATAGATCATATTCAAGCAAATGGTCAAGTAGTTGATATGGATAAAAAATTTATGGTTGGTGGTGAAGAATTAAGTTATCCAGGTGATAGTTCAGGAAGTGCTGCAAATGTCATTAATTGTAGATGCACAAATGCACCTTTCCCTAAAGAAGAAACTTTAAATGAAAGACAAGGTGGTGTTGTAAATAGTTTGGTTGCAGCAGGTAGTGTTGCAATTATTACCGATGCACTACAAGAAAATGAAAACAATTAAAATTAATATCTTTGTAAAATGGAAAATATAATATATAAGTCAAGTCCAATCGGTGAATTAGTAGATGCCGATGAAAAGAGTGGTATCGTAAAAGGGTATGGTTCTGTATTTAACAATGTTGATAGTGATGGTGATATAATTACACCTGGTGCATATACAAAAACGATTATGGAGAATGGAAGTCGTGTTAAATACCTATATCAACACAATATGGATCAACCTTTAGGGAAAATGGTAAACCTATATGAAGATGATAAAGGATTGATGTTTGAAGCGAAAATACCAAAAACTCAACTTGGAACAGATGTATTAGAACTTATGAAAGCAGGGGTGATTACCGAAAATAGTGTTGGTATATTACCACTTCAGAAAGAAGCAGGAATGGGAGATGGATATAATAGAAAACTAACAGAGGTAAAACTCTATGAGATTTCTGCCGTTACACTTGCTGCAAATGATGAAGCAATGATATTAGATGTAAAAGGGAATGTAGATAAGGAAAAAGTATTGAAAAGATTTGATAAACTTGTGAAGTTAATTCGCAAAGGTAACATTTCTGACAATATGGGTTATGCTATCGAAGCAGAACTCGTTAAGCTAAAATCTATTTTTAACGATAGTGCCACTTTGCCAACCGAAATTGAAGTTACAGAGCCGACACAGATAAAAGCTGATAATAGTGATATTTATAATTATTTGTTTAATAAATTAAATTCGTAAAAAATGAACGATGAAATCAAAAAAGAATTAGACCAAATCGGAGATTTAGTTGATTCTAAAATTGAAAAAGCATTTAATTCGGCACAAGATAACGCTAAAGGCGAGGTTGAAGAATCACTTAAGAGTGAGATTTCAAACTTAACTAACGACTATCTTGCAAAGAATGATGAAATGCAAAAGAGAATGGATATTATCGAAATGGCAGCTAAAAAAAATGCCGTAGATAGTAAGCCAATGAACTTCAAATCCGCAATTAAAGATGCGATTGATGGTGGTGCTATTGAAGCACTTAAAAAAGGTAAATCAAGAGCTTCATCATTTGAAGTTAAAGCTGATATGACAACTGGTGCAGATTATACTGGTGAGGTTATCGCAGCAACAAGAGTACCTGGATACAAGTTTGATCCAAGTAATGCAGTACATATAAGACAAATTGTTCCTGTGGGAACTACAAATTCTGATCTAATCAGATTTGTAAAAGAAAGTGCTTATACACAAGGTGCTGCTGCTACGGCAGAGGGTTCTGCTTTAGGTCAAACAGATTTTAACTTAACTGCATCAACTGCACCTGTCGAAACGATTGGTACATACCTAAGATTATCAAGACAAATGATGGAAGATACTGAACAATTAAGTTCATATATTTCAGCAAGAGTTCCAAGTAAACTTATGGCAGTAGAAGATGACCAGTTATTAGGTGGTAATGGTACTGCACCAAATTTAGAGGGATTAAGAAATTCAGCTACAGTTTGGAGTACAGGTGCATCAGGTTTTGGTGCTGCTGACTTTGCTAACCCACAACAATTTGATGTACTTATAACTGCATTAAACCAAGTGGCAAAAGCTAACTATACTTCAGATGGTATTTTATTACACCCAACTGATTTCCACAAAATTCTTGCTCTTAAAGATTCTGACAACAGATACCTTAAGGATCAAGTTTATCAAGGACTACAACCAACATTTATGGGAGTACCTGTAAGAATTTCGACTGCAATGGCAGAAGGTGAATTCATCGTTGGTAATTTTAGTCAAGCTGCACAAATTTGGCAGAGAGAGAACATTAGTGTTGAATTCTTCGAGCAAGATTCTGATAATGTTCAAAAGAACTTTATAACAGTTAGAGTTCAAGAAAGATTAGGTTTCACAACTTATCTTCCAAATGCTCTATGTAGAGGTTCATTCGCAACAGTGATTGCTGCTCTATAATCATTAGAGATTATATTATTAAAGGGGGGTTTTATACCCCCTTTTTTTATGCCCTAATGTTAAATAATAATTAAAGAATATTAAATAAAGTAAAAAATATTTGCATATAATAAACATATTGCTTTACTTTGAGGAAAATTAAGAATGATGAATAAAAAAGAAATAGTAGAATTTTTAACATTTGCGAGTTTTATGATCTTAGGTATTGCAATATTCTTTTGTTTATGGTCAGTATCTGTAATATTTAGTGTCTAATGAAAAAAACATATAAAGCAACCCAACAAGATGTTAATATGCCAGTTGATGAGCAACTGCAAAAAAGAGTGCTTAAATATTTGTGTTGGGGATTGGGTATGTTTTTATTTTGGTCAATTATGTTTGTAAACTTTTTATTTTGGTTGTTTAGATAATGGCGACAAATAAAAAAATAGCACCGAAAATAATGAAGATTATATCTTCTAATTGGGACATAAACGATGTTAACCAAGAAGATTATTTTAAGGTTTTAGCTTTAGTTTATAATATTGAGGAAACTGTTGTAAATAGTAAAAAAAATAAAGTGTTTAGTTAATTAGTTTTTTTTCATAGTAATTGAGTTTTGAGTGGTTAATTTCGGTTAGCCACTTTTTTTGTAACTTTATTTTTGTGGATAGCAATTCCAAAGGTTGTATTACAGAATATAAATTCGGTATTGAATGTCTTAAAAGAGATATAAACATATCCTATCCCTTACTCCATACTTCCGTATATGATTGTCTTGCTGACACAGGAGATGATATTTATAGAATTCAAATCAAATCAACATTTCAAGGTTTTCAAAGAAATAGAAAAACTGTCCACATACAATGGAAACGAACTTATGAAAAAGTAGATGTAGATTATTTTGCCATATGGGTAGAAAAATTTGAAGGTTTTTTTATTTTTAAAAATGATGGTACAAGATTAGCCGTGAGATTAAGTTTGACAAATGATTATTCAAAATTTTTTAATAACTTTGACTTTAAATAGTTTTTTCTTTCTTTATTCTTTTTCACTAAATGCACTGTATTCTTTATGGTGCATTTTTTTTGTATTTTTGTTTTAAATAATAAATTATGTTAGAAGATATATTAGAGTTTTTAGGAATAATTGAAAGAGATACTAAAAAGACAAAAGAAACAAAGGAACTAAAACAAGCATACAAGAAAAAAATCAAAAAAAATAAGTAATGAAATATTATAGTAATCCTTTAAATCGCTTTCATACACAGATCAAAATAACTGCTACGACAGGATCAGAGATAATTAACACGGCAACGGCTAAATCATATTTAAGAGTAGATACAAGTGCCGATGATACTTTAATTGGTCAAATGATAACACAAGCCAGGATTATAATTGAAAACTACATTACGAAAGACATAGCTGCTAAAACAAGAAAATTATATTTAGCGAATGTTGATGAAAGGTTTGTTTTGCCATTTTCACCGATTGCTTCTGTGCAAACAATAACTGTTGATGGAACTGCGACAACTGACTATACCACTTATGGTTTAGATGATACAATTATTGAATTAGGTAGTTTGCCATCTAAAGAAGTTATTGTTAGCTATACAACGGCAGGAATGAATGATAGTTTTTTAATTGAAGCAAACCTTCAGCTTGTTTCAACACTTTACGATAATAGAACTGATTTTGTAATTGGTCAAAATGTTAATGATCTTCCTACAAATGTAAAAGAAATATTAAGTGGTTATAAAACGATGTTTATATAATGAATTCTGGAAAATTAGATACAAGAGTTTTAATTAAAAGACAATCTAAAACTGTTGATGGTTTTGGTGGGTTTACATCTACTCTTGCAACTCAAACAACAATTTGGGCAAATGTAAATTATACAGGTGGTGATATAGCAACGAAGAATGGCAAAAGAGATAGAAACTTGGTAATTGAACTTACTGTTAGGAAAAAAACTGCTGATGATATTGCAACGACAGATCTGTTAGAAATAGAAAATGAAAGTGGACAATTTCAAATAAACAATATGTTTAATAGCAATTACAAGTATTACACAACAATAACGGCAACAAAAAGGGAGTAATGGCAGAAAAAGATATAAGCATAAAATTAAATAAATCTGATGCAAGAAAAGTTGAGCAGCTTTTTGACAAATTATCTTCACTTGGTAATAAAGGGGTTGATATGTTAATAGCTAAAAGGGCATCGTTTATTGTTAGAGATATGAAAAAAGATGCACCAGTTAAAACTGGAAATCTTATGAATAATATAGTTTATAATCATCAAAATTTATCAATAGAATCAAAAGCACCATATAGTGCTGCAGTAGAAGATATGACAAGTGCAAAATCAAAAGGAAGTGTTAAGGGTGCATATCAATTTTTCTACAAGAATATTAATAAAGGTTTAGTTAAATTAAAATTAGATTTAAACAATGCAATTAAAAGAAGTTTAAGATGAAAGAACCAATAAGATTTATAAGACAAAAGATATTTACACTCTTAAATGGAAATGTAAGTTATGGTGGTGCAAATGTACCTGTATATAATCGTGTTCCATCTTCACAAAACGAACCTTATATAATTGTATATTCTGCTGATTCTGCACAAACAAATCAAAATCAAAGTGATTTTATAGTTGAATGTATTACAAGAATCGAGGTGGTTACTTCTTTCTTTTCTGATGATGGTGGAGAATTACAAGTAAATGATATTGTAGAATCAATTTTAGAACTAATTAAGACATCTACAACAGATTACTTTGACCTTACATCAAACAATTTTAATGTGTTTACAAGCAACATTAATGGAGTTGCTTATAGTAATGATGATGATGATGAGAAAACTTATTACAGGGCAATTATTGACATTGCAAACAGAGTTCAACAAAATTAATAATTATGGCAAAATCTAAAAAAGAAAACTTTAGTACAAATATATCTTGGAAAGAAGCATTTGGTTCTGCAACTGCTAAAAAATTAAAAATCAAAAACACACCTAACGATGAACAATTAGCAAATATGAAAATATTGGCAGAGGAGTTTTTTGAACCTTTAAGAGATATTGTGGGTGAACCAATTATCGTAAATAGTTTTTTTAGATCACAGGAATTAAATAGTGCCATTTCAGGTGCAGTAGCAACATCACAACATATACAAGGTTGTGCAATAGATTTAGATGCAACTGGGATTACTAATTGTGAATTGTTTTATATTATCAAAAATGAAATGGATTTTGATAAACTTATTTGGGAATTAGGTGATGATAATAATCCTGCTTGGATTCACGTTTCTTATGTAAAAGGAAACAACAGAAAACTTTGTTACCAAGCAAAAAGAAAAGAGGGTAAAGGATATTCAACTTATCACTTATTTAACTTAGATAAACAAGAAGATGTTACAAATTCTTAAAAAACTTTTAGGATTTAAAGCCAAAGATGATATTGGAGGTCTTGGTCTTGAAATAAGGGAACTTATAAAAGGGAAAGAGATTGATCCACAAACATTAATTGAATTACAAGCACAAATAAATTCAGTAGAAGCAAAGCACAGAAATATTTTTGTAAGTGGTTGGCGACCTGCAGTAGGTTGGGTTTGTGCATTTGCACTTGCATATAACTTTATCATAAGAGATTTACTTGTTTGGTGGGTTGGGGTTGAATCAGCACCACCTGCATTACAAATGGAACATCTTATGACTGTTCTAATAGGTATGCTTGGTCTTGGTGGAATGAGAACTTTTGAAAAGTTTAACAACAAATCAAACTAATGGCACAAAAAGTATTCATTTCTTATGTTGAAAAACCAAAGAAAAAAAGACCTGGTCGCCATAGTAAAAATGCAAGTAAAGGTCAATCAGGTTACAAAAAAAAATATCGTGGACAAGGTCGAAACCATTAATAATTAATTTGTTATTTTTGTAGTAAATTATTACTTATGTCAAACGATTTATATTATTCAGGAAATTATCAGAAAGCAGCATTCGGTGAATTTGGTTTAAGACAAATAGCTTCAGGTGCTACGAGTACAGTTGGTGAAAAATACAATGCTATTCAAGCAATGGAAGATTCAACAATAACTTGTACAAATGCAGCGACAGGTGGAGATACTGCAATAACAAGTTTAGAATTATCAGCAGGAATTATTATTTATGGAACATTTCATACAATAAGTTGTGCAGCAGGAAAAGTAATTGCATATATAGAATAGTATGTTAGGACTTGGACTTAATTTAGCGAAGATGGGGAACAAGGTTTCTATTGCTATTCAAAAAATTAGACAATATTGGAACAAGAATCAACAACAATGGCAAAACGTAAATAAAAATTGGGAATCATTATAAAATAAAAAAATATGGCAAGTTTAACAGGTAATAAAATAAAAGATACTTATACATCACTACTTAAAGTAGGTGATAATGGTGCAATAGATGGTTCGGCTCAAGCACTAACCGATGGTGCAGGTAATGCACTTGGCTTAACATTAACAAATACAGGTATTATTGTTTCAACTAACAAAGGAACATTAATTGGTACTTCTTCAACTGGTGAGGTAAGTTCAACAATGATTGCTGACAATGCCGTTACTGCCACACAATTTAACATTAGTGGAAATGGTACAAGTGGACAATTAATACAATCAGATGGTGATGGATCGTTTAGTTATATAGCAGCTTCAAGTGGAGATATAACAGGAGTTACGGCAGGTGATGGAATTAGTGGTGGTGGTACGAGTGGAACTGTAACGATTACTTTAGCAACAACTTCAGCAGGTAATGGTCTTTCTTATTCATCAGGTGTTTTAGCAGTAGGTGTTGATGATTCAACAATAGAATTAAATAGTGATGCAGTTAGAGTGAAAGATTTAGGAATTACAACAGCAAAACTTGCAAATGATTCCGTAGGATATGCAAAACTTGGTGCAGAGTTTACTACTGCAGCAGCATTAAGTGGAACTTCAGTAGATTGGGCAACTGCTACAACTTTCACTAAAACAATAAGTGCAAATACAACTTTAACATTTGCAAATGTTTCTACTGGTATGCAGATTAATTTAGTTATAAGTGGTAACTACACTTTAACTTTACCTGCAAGTGTAAAAGAACTTACAAATGCTTCTACGTATGATGGAAGTGGAGAAAATTTAATTAGTATAGTTTCTACAAATGGAAACACAGAACAATTCGCAACAATAAATAAAGTAGCATAATATGAAAGCAGTAAATAACGCAGGTGTAATAACATTTTATCAATCATTACCTAATTCATTTAGATCATCAACTGGATTGCATTTAAACACAAAAGGGTGGAGTGAAGATGAAATGGAAAACAATGGTCTTTTTAATGTAATCATAGATGATAGTTATGATTCGAGAATACACGATTTAGGTGAAATATATTGGGATACAGAAGCCACTTGTTTTAGAAAAGACATATCTAATAAAACATTTAGTAAATCTTTAAGCGAATTGAAAGATCAAGCGATTACTAATTTTAAACATAGAATAGGTGGTGAACTTGCAAAAACAGATTGGTACATTATTAGAAAAGCTGATAATGGAACAGAAGTGCCACAAGAGATAGCTGATGCAAGAGAAGATTTAAGAGAATTATCTGATACAACTGAAACTGAAATCAATGCTTTAAGTGCAAAAGGTGCAGTTATTACATTTGATTTCCCAACAATTTAATAAATGGGTTTAAATAAAAGATTAATTGGTGCAGGTGCTACTGCAGGTGCAGGTGGACTAACACCAAGTGAACATTTTGGAGTCGTATTATACGAGGGTGATGGTGTTGCAGGACATTCTATTAATGGAGGTAAGTTTGGTGGTGCTGCTAATTTTAATGGTACTGATTCTACTATTTTTGTATCTAACCTTAATGGTACTGTATTACCAACTGATAAAGCTTGGAGTGCGAGTTTTTGGTTAAACACAAGTGCAAGTACAGCAGGTAATCAAACACCTATTGCCCATATGAAAACTTCAAGTCCTTATAGTGGGTGGGCAATTCTTATTGGTGCAACTACAATAGATTTAGCAATTAATGGTTCAACCCCTGCAGCAGCAACAGGTTCTAAACCTCCTCGTGATAATAATAATTGGCATCATTTTGTATTAAGTTACAATGGTTCTGGTACAACTACTGTATATTATGATGGTTCGTTTAAAGCAACTTTTTCTGGTACAATAGGTGCAAGTGATAGTCATTTAAAATTAGGTACAGCAAATGTTTGGTCTGGTTATAAGGGTAAAATAGACCAAGTAAGAATGTTTACTAAAGATATATCAGCATCACAAGCTGCAACACTATATGCAGAAACAGCAGCAACAGTAGAATCATTAGATCCATTAAATGTAGATACAACAGACACACTACAAGTACTTGGTGATACATCTTGTATTGCTACTTATAGATTTGAAAACAATGAAGATGATTTAAGTGGTAACTACAATGGAACTATTAGTGGTGGTGTTCAATATGCTGCAGGAAGATATGGACAAGCAATAGAGTTTTCATCAGGTCACGTGAATACAGGACATAATTTTAGTCTTGCTAATAATTCATTTAGTTTTTCATTTTGGTTTGCTAATTCAGCAACAGGAAGCACAAATTCTTATGTTATTAGTACAGACAGTTCTGAATCAACAAACAACAAATTATTAATAGGTAGAAGGGATTCAAATGGTAAACTAAACTTTGCTTTTTATGCTAATGATTTAAGTTCAGCTACAGATGTTACTACTGATGGAACTTGGCAACATTGGGTGTGTACTTATAATGCTTCTACAAATGCAAGAAAAATATATTTAAATGGAAGTTTAGATGCTTCAGACACTGCATCAGCAGATTATCAAGGAACAGGTGATGTTGAATTTGGTTTTGGTATATATCAAGCCTATGGTAAATTAGACCAAGTAAGAATATTTAACAAAGAAGTATCAGCAAGTGAAGTAACTACATTATATCAAGAAAATCCATTAGTAGCAAGTTATAGATTTGAGGGGAATAGTAATGATGATATGAGAACTTACAATGGTACTGATACAAATGTTACTTATGAGTTTGGACTAAATTTTACTCCTGATTTAGTTTGGATAAAATCAAGGTCTTTTGGAAGAAATCATTATTGGTATGACACAACAAGAGGTGCGAATAAACAAATATTATCAAACGCTACTGATGCAGAAGCCACTATTGCTGATAGATTAACTGCATTTGATACAGGTGGTTTTACTGTAGGTTCAAGTAGTGAAGTAAATAATAGTGGAGAAACTTATGTAGCTTGGGCTTTTAAAGCAAATGGAGGAACTACAACATCAGGTTCAGGAACAGGTGGTGTGTCAAGTGTAACAAATCAAGTAAATTCACAAGCAGGGTTTAGTATAACTAAATGGAATGAGGGAAGTTCATCAACATCAACTGTAACTCACGGATTATCTCAAGCACCAGATTTAGTAATTACAAAAAAATTAAATGCAGCTCAATCTTGGATGGTATGGCACGAGGCTTTATCAGGTACTCAATATTTAAGATTACAAGAAACTAATGCTGTTGCCACAAGTTCTAATTTCTTTACTGCAATTCCTGATGCAACAAGTGTTTATTTAGGTGGTTATCAAACCGAGAGTACATCTAATACAAGAATAATGTATGCTTTCCATTCAGTCGATGGCTTTTCAAAGTTTGGCTCATACACAGGTAATGGTTCTGCAAATGGACCGATTATAGAAACAGG